GAACCACCTGCGTGCTCATCCCGTCACCCCCGCCCACTCCGGGCAGTCCACGTTCACCGCGAACCCGACCAGGTACCCCGCCTGCTCCGCCGACAACCCCTCACCCATCGCGACCAGCACGACCGTCTCGAACGAGAGCCCGTCATCGAACGCCGTGCAGATACCCTCCGACGCGGTGAAGATCGCCGAGTCGGGGACGTGCTCGAACACCGGGTCGAGGTCCCGCAGCACGTCCAGGCCGACCTGCCGGGCATCCGGCGTTTCGACCGTGACCTCCGGGGTTGTGACAGGGGTCGGGGTTTCGACCGTGACCTCCGGGGCTCGGACCTTCGGTGCCGGGGCTTCGACCTTCGGGGCGGTGCATCCCGCCAGCACGAACACCCCCGCCACCGCGACAGCGATGCTGAACTTCCTCTTGGTGAGCACTGACCCTGCTCCCCTCCTGTTAGTGCCCCGCGCACGGGGCGCGGTTTACTTCTCGACGCGCTCCCGCGACACGGGATCCGGCGCGCTCATGACGCCACCGCCTCACGATCCGCAGCGAGTTGCCGGAGCGCGTCCTCGCGGTTGAACCGGTAGTGGCCGCCCGGAGTGATGACTGCCGGCGTGAGCTTCCCTGTCTCCACCCATCGGCGAACGGTCGATGGGTCAACGGGAATGAGCGCCGCGAGTTCTGCTGTCGTGATATTCACGTCTGGGCGTGTCATGCCCAGGATCATTGCACGCCGAAACGTGCATTACAAGTCTTTCGCGGCGTGTTTTACACGTTTAGATAGATATTGCGCGATTTGCGCGACTATGCCTATGCTGAGCCCATGAACAACACTGGACTTGCACCGAACTGGATCCCGGACACTTCAACGTTCGGCGCGCGCCTCGCGCTGATCCGCTGGCGCATGGGCTGGAACATCCGCGAAGCCGAGCGCGAATGCAACATCACTCAGAACCTCTGGGGCGGATGGGAAGACGGCAAGGAACCGCGCAACCTCATCGAGGTCGTCAATCGGATCGTGCTCCGCACCCAGGTCAACAAGGTGTGGCTGCTCACAGGTGAAGGGTCACCGGAGCCTCGACACGTTATCGATGTGAAACGGGTTCGTTCCGGTCACGTAACGAACATCCGGGAGTGGCTCTCCCAACGCGCGGCAACAGCATGAGCAACGTCGTCCCCTTCCCCTACGATCCCGGCCACCCCAGCATCGGGAACGCTCGAAGGGGAGCCATGATCGACGACTACAAACTCTACGTCCGGAACGAAACCGAGTCCGCATCTACGATCCGCATCCGCTACCACTACATCGACCGGCTCAACGCCGACCTCGACGTAACCACAGCGACGGAAGCGCAGCTGGAGACATGGCTTCGATCCCACGGATGGGCACCCACCAGCATCAACTGCGCCCTCGCATCCATCCGCCACTTCTACCGGTGGGCGGAACGGTACGGGCACATCCCCAACAACCCCACGAAGTGGCTGCGGCGGGTCAGGGTCCCACGCAAGATGGGTCGGATCGCGTCCGACGAGACCATCCTCCACGGGGCGATGAAAGCACCCCTGCCCACCCGGATCATGATCATGCTCGGCGCTGAATGCGGGCTCCGCCGTTCCGAGATCGCGAAAGTGCACCGCGACGACATCGACGGCGAGTGGCTGTACGTGATCGGGAAGGGCGGCCACCAGCGTGCTGTGCACCTCTCGCCTGAATTACTCGAGCTGATCAGCGTGCACGTGAGCGCGGTCGAGGGGCCGGGCTGGCTGTTCCCGAACCGGGCCGGGGACCACCACATCACCGGCGACTGCGTGTACCAGCGCATCCACCGCGCGCTCGGCGTCAACCCGCACGCCCTCCGCCACCGTGCCGGGACCGTCGTGTACGAACGCACCGGCAACAACATCCGGCTCGCGCAGGAGCTGCTCGGCCATTCGACGCCGGAGATGACGTCCCGGTACGTGCACGTCACACGCTCCGACCTCGTGCGGGCGTCGGAAGCGGCCCGGCTCGCCACTTCACGTCTGGCGGCGTGACCGCTACGGTGCGATACCAGGGAAGGAACCATCATGGGGAAACGGATCATCGCCGCAGCTGTCGTGCTGCTCGCGCTCACCGGATGTGCCTCAACCGCCGTCGAAGCCGAGCCGAAGCCGACGGTTACGTTCCCGGAGGTGGAGGAATCGACCGGGACAACGCTCACCGAACTCCGCGATCTGTACGTCGCCTCCGGCGGGGACTGCGACACCCTCCGGCCGAGGACCGGCTCACGGGTCGCCGAGGAAGCGGCCGACTGCGAGGACGGCGCACTCCTCACCATCTACGAGTCCGAGGCGCAGCGCGACGGCGCGATCCGCGTCCTTGAGGGGATTCAAGAGATCACGCCGTCCCCGCACGTGATCGTCGTCGGCCCGGACTGGATCGTGAACGGCTCCCACGTTGAAGGTCTCGCGGACGCGATGGGCGGAGTGGCGCAACAGATCGGCACGCCCGTCCCGGAGGTCGAGTTCGACCTGACCACGGACGCGGGTATCTGCGCGGCCGACGCCGAGCTAACGAACCTCGAACTGAACGATGTTCTCGCCCCGGTCCTCGGATACCCGGCCGACCGCGACCAGCGAACTTTTGAACAGGACGAGGCGATCCGCGCCTACAAGAATGCCGCGTTCCAGCGGGAGTGTCCCGAGCGCGCGTTCTGACACGACGAAACAGCCCCCGGACCCCCACCCGAAGGTGAGAGCCCGGGGGCTGTCTGTGGCTGGTGTCAGCCGAGGCTTTCCCAGACGGTGAGGGTGTACCACCCCTCCTCCGGGATCGTGACGTCGATGCCACCGGGGAGCACGGCGGCGAGCTCCCACTCGAATTCCCCGAGGTCGAGGCCGCTGGTGCGGATCCCGAGGATCTTCTTGCCCGCGTCGAGCACCGTCACCTCACAGGTGACGACGTCGGCGTCCTCGTCACCGTAGGGGCGCACATGCGCGGTGAACGTGGCACCCTCGACCGTGTCGAGGTTCGACTTCACCGGGAGGTACGTGTCGCCCTTCTTGACGTCGAAGTGATCCTGGTCGGTGTTCAGCATGAGTGCCGTGTTCAGCATGAGCGCTCCGGTCGCGTAGGGGGTGGCTGGTGTCAGTCTGTACGACCACGCGCGCGCGAGCGTGCGACGCGCGGGGAACGGACCCGGGCCCGCTTCACTGAACGTGCCGGACCACGCGACCGTCGGCACCCCGACCGTCACGCCAGGGAGGGTGGCCTCGAGCGTGCCGATGATCGGGTCCAGGTACGTCCCGGACCATGCGACCGTGGGAACACCGATCGTGACCGGCGGGAGGTCCGCGACGAGCACCCCACCCTGCGGGGACGTGAACGTGCCCGACCATGCCACCGTCGGAACCCCGACGGTCACGGCCGGGAGGTCGGCGTCCAGCGTGCCCGAGTACACAGGTGCAGTGAACGACCCCTCCCACTCGACGGTCGGCGCACCGATCGTCACCGCGGGCAGGTCTGCTTCGAGCGTGCCGCCGATGGAACCGGGCGGGGTGAAGCTGCCCGACCACGACACCGTCGGCGCCGCGACAGTCACCGTCGGCAGGTCCGCCTCGAGCGTGCCCGTGTACGTCGGCGGGGTGAACGTTCCCGACCATTCCACCGTGGGTGCGTCGATGCTCACCGTCGGGAGGGTCGCTTCGAGATCGCCGGCGTAGATGGGTGCCGTGAATGTACCCGACCAGGTGACCGTGGGAACGTCGACGTCCACGGTCGGGAGCGACGCGGTGAGGCTGCCCGCGTAGACGGGTGGGGTGAACGTTCCCGACCATGTGACGGTCGGGACACCGATGGCCACGGCCGGCAGGTCGGCTTCGAGCGTGCCGGTGATCTCCGTCACGGCCGGGACGACAACCTCGAGCGTCACCCGTGCGACGTCGTTGGTGTCGTACCCGGTGAAGTTCAGGGTGATCTCGGTGCCGTCGTCCGTGACCTCGAGGACCGCGAACTGTGACGCCGGGTCGCCGGGTGTCAGGGGCCACTGCCCCTCCGACCAGTCGTCGGGCCCGTTCTCCGTCTTGTGGGACGTGGTGTTCCAGAACGGGGCGGCGCAGAACGTGGGGAACCCGCCCCACAGGTTGTGGGTTCCGTCGTCAGCGGCGAGCGAGTGCATATCACCGTGGATGAGGACGACCTTCCCCACGGCGTCGGTCTCGATGAACTCGCCGATCTCTTCCCGCTCGTCGGGGGCGAGGCTGTTCCACTTGTCCGAACCGGGTGTGGGCGTGAGGTTGTCGTTCCACGTCCCGTCGGTGACGAGGATCTTCACCGGCTCCGCCTCTTGCAGCTCGGAGTACAGCCACGCCTTCTGTGTGGAGCCGAGTTTCGTGGCCGGGGAGTCGTCCGCGAAGTAGCGGGTGTCGAGGAAGATGTACCGGATGCGGCCGACCACGAACGAGTGGTAGAGGCCGTCGCTGTTCGGGCGGTTGTTGTACGGGAAGATCTGCAACGTCGCCGCACGGTTCGGGGCAGTCCACACGCCGGCCAGTGCGTCGTTCCCGCCGCCCGAGTCGTGGTCGGACTTCACATAGACGGTCGGGGTGTTCGCGAGCAGGTCACGCAGCCCCGAGTAGTACGCGAGTTCCCCCTCCATGTCGGCACGGTGGGACGCCTGCGACGTTGACGAGTTGTCCGGGTATCCGAAGTCGCCGAGGTGGAAGAACAGGTCGGCGTCCACGTCGGCGATGCGCTGGTACGCGGCGACCCCGGTGAGGTCTCCCGCCGCCTGCCGTTTCGCACACGACCCGAACGCGAGCGTGTGCCCCGCCGCCGTCCCCGGTGTGGGGAGGGTGCGCGCGGACCCGGCGAGGTCGCTGAGGTGGGTGTCGTCCGCGTCGTCGGTCATCTCGACCATGAAGTAGTACTGGGTGGTCGGGTCGAGGCCGGTGACGACGGACTCCGCCCACCCAGCCGAATCGGGGGTGCCCGCGGACCCGTACGTGACCCCTGTGGTGACGGCGGTGTTCGTGCCCACCTTCACCCGCACGGACTCCGCGTCGGTTGTCTTCGTCCGCACCGTGAACCCCGACGCCGTAGGGGCACCGACCACCGCGTACACCAGCTCCGGGTCGGCGGGCGGGGGCGCTTCCTTCAACGCAGCCTGGAACGCGAACAGCGGCGCGGACGTGCCCGTGATGGTGAACGTGACCGTCCCCGACGACCCCGCCGACGCCTGGATGCCCTTCGTGGCCTGCAGCGTGAGACGACCCGTCGTCTCCACCCGCTCCGTCCACCCACCGGGCACGTTCATCGCGGAGATCGACCCGCCACCGGACGTGCAGAACCCGCCCGACACGAACCGGTTCGCGCCCGTCGTCGTCAACGCGGGAACCGTGATCGACGTGTTCCCACCGTCGACAGCGGTCTCGAAGTCGTCGACCGGGCTGGACGTGTCCACCCCACGGAACCGCAGCCAGTTCACCGCGCCCCGCGTCGACAGCACCGAGAACGACACCGGGCCGGGCGCGTCCGACGGCGCCACCCAGTAGAACACCGTCGCACGCCGGTTCGTGCTGTCGAACATCGGCACCGACTGCGCCGGCGTGGCAACGGTCCCCGTGGGGACGGTGACGATGTTCGCGTTGTCCTGCTCGTGCGTGTACACAAGCACCTGGAACACGTCACCCGCAAGCGTGCCCGCATCCGGGGTGAACGAGAACGTCGTCACCGCAGAGACGTTGAAGACCGTCGACCCAGCCGCCTCATACGTGATCGCCATGACGCCCCCTCAACCCCCTCAACCCGACACGAACCCCGGAGCGGGGGGTTACGACGTCGCGGCAGTCACAGGGACGGTGAACACGGGCGCGCCCAGGTCGACGCTCCCGCCGGCCACGAAGTCCGTCTCGTCGATGACGAGGTCCGCGGCGGACTCGCCGACGGTGCCCTCCATCACGGCGGTGCCGCCGGACGTCTTCAGCCGGAAGTGCGCGGCCGTGCCACTGTCGGTCGCGGTCACAGCGCCCGGGTTCGACCCGGTGACCTGACCGGCGCCGGGGGATCCGGCGGTCCACGACGCGATCGTGACGGACGCGAGCAGGTCACCGCCCGCGCTGTTCGACACTCCGGCGGGCGAGCCGGTGCGGATCTCGAGGACGGCGTTCGTGCCGACGGTCGAGACGAACGCGTCGTCGCACGCGGCGGTCGCTGCGGTGTCGAACGCGGACGCGAGCGCGGATGAGATCTCGAGAGCCATGATCAGTTCTCCTTCAGGTGGGCGCGGTACTCCGCGCGGGACATGGTCTGGTCGGCGGCGGCGGGGAGGTAGTCGTCGGGGAGGCCCTTCGCGGTCCACTGCAGGTACGCGGCCGCGCCCGCCGCGAGCGGCGACACCACCGCGAGGGCGACGGTGATGCCGGCGAGCAGCCACCCGGTCGGGTTCTGGATCAGCGCGACGATCGCCGTCGCCGACGGCAGACCAGCCGAGAGGGTGGCCGCGTACGCCTGGTAGGTGGTGCGCACGAACGCGCGCTTCGCGGCCAGCCGCACGTTCTCGGGAATGACGTTGCTCATGGTGTCTCCTCTTCAGGGTTCTGTGTTTCCTCGATCGCCGCCCACAACGCCTCGTCTTCACGGGTCAGCGCGGACAGCTGCCGGTCGACGTCGTCGAGGCGGCCGTGCAGCCCTTCGACGCTCTGCTCGGTGCGCTCGGCGGTCTCCAGCGCCTTCGTGATGTCGTCGCGCAGGTTCGAGTCGTGGCTGTTCTTCAACTGCCGGGTGTGCTCCTCGAGCCGCTCATCCGTGCGTGCGATGAACGCGGGCAGCTCCTTCACGTTGTCGATGACCTCGGCGATCGCGAGGATCGCCTTCGCGAACCCCTTCAGCCACCGCCACCCTTTGCGGCGGATGAACTCGACCACACCGACGACCGCGCCCGTCAGGAGGATGAAGTCCCACACCGACCACGCGGACAGCCAATCGACCAACCACGACGGGGCAGCGAACGGCACCGCGGGTGCCTCCGAGGTCACCGCACGTGGGCGAAGGCGCGGAAGCCGACGAAGTCGACGCCCTGGTGGTTGCTCGACGCGCCGGGGATCGTGACCTTGCGCGGGCCGAACGGGGACGACACGGTGGGCTTGGTCTTGGTGCCGTTGGGGTACAGCATGGTTCGTCCTTTCCGAATGGCGAGGGTCGGGTTCAGCCACCGAGCCGTTCCCGCGCGCGTCGGTCGGCTTCGTCTGCAGCCGCGACGGCGAACGCGTACGGGTCCAGGGTCGGGTACTGCTCCGCGATCTCCGCAGCGATCCGGTCGTACTCGATGTCGCCGACGGCCACCGCGGCCACGGCGCGCCGGGTCGCTTCGTGTTCTGCCGGCTCGTAGCGGAGCAGGTCACCCGCGGGCACCATGACGGGCTTCCCGTCGGCGCTCTTGGCGAGGGTGTGCTGCAACGGGTGACGCCAGACATCCCCGGGCACGGCCTTTGTCGCGTCGTGACCGAGCACGGCGTACCCGAGTGCCTGCTTGACCTGGACGACGCGGGTCGCGCCTTTCGCATCGGTGACTTGGAACTGGGCGTCGAGGATCTTGATGACGTCCTGGTCGGTGAGCGGCATGTCGTCCTCCAATCCCGCCGGGGCGGGCTCGTTTCGGTGCTGGTCTTCCCACCACTGGTATTCGAAGTGGTGCTGCTCCGTCGGGTCGCCAGCGGCGGTCCTGATCCACCCGTATTCGGCGGCGAGAGCGTTGAATCCCGGTGTCCGCCAGTCGTCCGAGTCCCACGCGAGGCCCCGGCAGTGCATCGAGTAGTCGGGGTGCAGGGCGCGGGAGTGCCCCGGGTATGGGCCGGTGCCGTTCACGTACGACTGCCACGCGAGGTACATGCGCATCTGCGTGTCGTAATCGGCGTAGGTCCGGTTCACGTCCGGCACCCGCCCGAGCCGCACGGCCAGCCTCAGAAATGCAGCGGCTGCGCCGGGCTCGAGCTGGATGTTCGGCGCGAGCGTCACAAGGTTCGGCGCGCCACCCATCACACACCGGGACCAAGATATGTCGCCGTCACCACGGTCTCGCCCGAGGCCTGTCCTGTGACGGCGAACGTGCCGGAATCTCGGCGGTAGCCGACAGCCACCCGCAGGTTGCCGCTGGTGTGCGTGATCACCCGGTGCACGGTCGCTGACACCGGCGACGCACCGACGTTCGGCAGGTCCCAGCGGGCCTCTTCGCGGGTGATCGCGCCGCCGCCAATCTGCCACTCGAGATAGACACGCCCGACGACGTTGCTGCCGTTCGCGTACACGGACGCACGCCCGATGAGCAGGTACTGACCGGGAGGCGGGTTGACGATCGTCCCCTCAGCGAGGCCGATGTACGTGCCCGTGCCGACAGACGAGTCGTTCTGTGTCGTGCGCACGAACCTGCTCGTGTTCACTGGTGCACGCCAGACAACCAACCAACCCGAGCCGGTGTAGAACTCGAGTGTGTTCGCGGTGGTGTTGTGCGCCATCAGACCCGCATACAGCGCGGGGCCTGTCAGCGCGTCCCTTTCTGCCTCGGTGATGGGGCCGAGGTAGTTGCCGACGCGGGCGATCAACTCGATGAGCTGATTCAGGTCGGCTGTGGTCTGAGGCGTGTTGTTGAACACGCCCAGTCCCTTCGGGCCGCCGGATGCGGTGTATCCCATGTGATGCCCCTTCTCAGGTGTCGTAAGTCACTCGGATCGCGCCGGACTGTCCGTCTCGTTGGACGCCGGGCCAGATGTTCCACCCGCCGATGTCGAACCCGAGCCCGCCCGTGTTCGCTTTCAGGTGGTCGATCAGGTTCGTGGGGATGTCGACCCACCCGGACGTGCCGGGCAGGGTGGACGTGGACGAGATCGTCGGCGCGCCTGGGGGTTTCGTCGCGTACCCGTGCACCCCGAACGGGCGCGCCCCGGTCAGCCGGATCGGCGGGGGGAGGTAGATCTGCGCGCGCACGATGACCGCGCTGTCGGGGATCGTGTCGCGGATCTTGTTCCCGTAGAACCAGAGGCCCTTGTTCGACGCGGACGACCAGACGTCGTTGTTCCACCAGTACGCCTGGTACGACCCGGAGTCGATCGCGGTGAACGTGACCGTCTTCCGGCCGCCACCCCCACCTGGCCCGTCCGGGACGGTCGGCGCGGTCGGGGATGTGGACTTCACCCCGACCACGTGGTACCCGCCGTGAGCGAGAAGCTTCACCTCCTGGCCGGCGGTGAGCGTGACCCCGGAGTTGTAGGTCGCTTCGACCGTGCCGATGTCGGTGCTGATCGTCGCGATCCCGGAAGCGACCGACACGACCGTCCCGTCGGACGCGGGCGGCGCGGTCGGGCCGAGCAGGAACGCGACCCCGTCGACCACCGTCACCCACACGGGGTCGTTCAGTCCGGGCCGCCACCCGGTGGCGAAGTGCGCCGGCACCCGGCCGCCGTCGAAGTCGACCAGCGCACGCAACCCGTCCAGGCCCCGATACGCGCCGGCGATGACCCGCACCTGCGACTTCCCGCCGAGGATGCCGAGGACGGTGTCGGCGTCGCCGATCACTGCCCCACCTCCACAGTGAGCTGCTGCGTCCCTCGGGTGGTGCGTTCGATGGTGCGGACCCGTACGGTCATGTCGCCGCGGAGCCGTTCGAGGGTGAGCACGTCACCGCGTTCGACCCGTGGGTCGAACGTCATCTCCACGGGGATCACCTGCGCCCGAAGGGTGGACACCTGCGGGAGTGTGGAGTCCGCCCACGCCTGCGCCTGAGCGCGCGTGGTGACGAACTCGGACGACTGGTAGAACGTCCGCGCCCGGTACGGGGACCGGGACCCATCCCGGTTCCGCACCCGCAGCGGCCCACTGGTGACCTCCGCGACCGCGAGGATGCTGCGCTGCTCCCCGGAGATCGCGCGCACCGCGACCCGGTTGTACACCTGCTCGGCGCTCATCGCCGCACCGACCCGCACCAGCTGCCCACCCTCACCGCGCCGCAGCGTGTGCACCGGGGCGGGCCACACGTTCGGGCGACCGGCGAGCGTCCCGTCCGCGGTCATGTGCGGGACCCCGTCGAGGATCACATCGAACAGCTCGTACAGGGCGTCGAGCTTCGACTCCTTGTACATCGTCGACCGGGTGATCGCCGCGTCGTCGAGGGTGCGGGACAGTTGCAGGCCTGAGATCACGGCCGCCTCAGCCCATGCGGACGCCAGCTGCGACGGCGGGGTGGGCACGTCGAACGTCTCCTGCCCGACGCTCGCGAGCTGCTCCGCCAACGTGAGGTCGATCACCGACCCGACCGACACGACCACGCCCCGGAACACCATGTCCTCGTCGTACGCGGACGGCACGTCGGTGATGTCGAACACCCCGTACTGCATCCGCTGCAGGAACGGGCCCGCGACGATGTTCGAATACACCCGCAGCTGCGCGCCGAACGGGGCGAACGCGTCCGTCACCTGCCTGGGTGACATCGCCTTCCCGAACGGGTCGGTCCACACGATCCGGCACGACCCGGTCTGCTGCACCTTCCGGTTCCCGTCCTCCCGGAACACCACATCCGTGAGCGGCACGTTCAGCAGACGCGCCTCCCCGTTGTACACGAGGTCCGCGGACCAGAAATGATCGAACGACCCGGACAGGACACCGCCGAGAAGGTCGTTGGTGAACCGCATTCAGGCCTCCTGCGTCCCGATCGCGTCCGCGATCGCCTCCCGCACGACATCGCCGGGCACCTCGACGACGAGCGTGAACCTGACCGTCGTGATCGGGTCGTTCACGGGCCCGATGAGCATGGAACCGGGGTCGAGGTTCAAGTCCTGCAGGCCGGCGGCGGCGATGATCGCCTGCTCGAACCCGGCGCCGAGGTTCAGGGTCATCGGTGTCTCCCCCTCACCCGGCGAGACCGGCGAGCTCGTACGCCCGGTCGCGGTCGGTGTAGGTGAGCCAGTTCGCGTCCTGCACGTCGTAGTCGCCGTACGCGTCCAGGTCGTCGTACGTCAGCAGCGGGACCACGAGGCCGGGGAACGGGGGTTCGGTCTCGTCCATGACGGCGTCGAACCGGGTCTTCGTGCCCCCGAACCGGACGTCATGGTCGGTGAGCGCGAGGTCGCCGCGGGCGAAGAACGTGCGCGGCCACCGGATCGACGTGGACGTGCGGATGCACAGCACCCCAACCTGCCGGGTCACGTACGTGCCGAGCGCGGCCTCCAACTGGGCGGCGTGCTCGATGGTGTCGGTGCGCACCGCGACCCGCACACCCCGAAGACCCTGCCGGGGTGCGCCGATCCAGCGGGCGACCGTGCCTCCCTCCACCGCGACCATCTCACCCCCCGGCGCGGGGCGGACGAGGGACGCGACCGAGTCGGGCAGGATCCGCACCGGCGCCCACAGCTGCGCGGGCGCGAGCGGCTGATGGATGATCGTGCCGGTGTAGTCGAGAGTTATGCTCGACGGATCGGTGAACCCGAGACTGTTCCCCAGCGTGTCGAACTGCTCGGCCCTGTACGACGCCTCCGTCTTGAACGGGACCTCGAAGTCGAGCGCGGCGACACCGGTCGCGATCTCCACCCCGCCACGAACCAGCCAGTCCCGGTCCTCCGACAGCCGGTGGATCGTGATGGTCGCGGCGTCCTCATGCAGATCCTCGAAGAACACCTCCACGAACGGGTTCCCCGTCAGGTCTGGTGTGAGAGTCGGACCGGCCATGCGTCACCCCTTCTGGATTCCACCGCGGAGCGCGGCGATGGTCTCGCGTTGTGTCAGGCGGATGCGGCCGTCGATGATGCGGGCGAGCCCGTCGCCGCCGATCTCCAGCCGTCCCCCGGTGAGATACGCCTCGAACTCGGTCGGTGCCGCATTTCCGCCGTTCGTGACACCCCCGTTGCCCATGCTGAGTCCCGGCATGCGGCGGAGCGTCTCGGCGAGGATCGCGAGGGACCGCGGGGACCCGTCGAGGGGGATGAACGCCTCCGGCACGTCGGGCCGGTCGCCGACCACCCGCCACGTGTTCGCGGGCACGATCGACGCGATGCTGTTCATCGGGGTCAGGTCGGGTATCCCACCCGCGGCCATGAACTGGTAGTCGGCGATGCCGCCGTGGTACCCCTGCCGCAGACCACCGAACACGCGCCCGTTGACAACGACCTGATCGGTGGTGAGCTTCAGCCGGATCTCCCGCCCGTCGTAGGTGCGGATCAGCTCATCGACCTGGTTCCGTGCCTTCGCGGTTTCGGCGATCATCTCGGTGGTGACCTTGTCGGGCACACCCAGGTACGTGTTGATCAGCCGCTGCGCTTCCTCCTTGGTCGCGCCCGTCTGGATCATCTGGTCGTACAGCGCTTGACGTGCCGCGTCGTACTTCTCCCGCAGGTTCTCCTGCGACTCTTCCGCCTCGTCGGCCGCGGCCAGCTGATCCCACAGTGCGTCCACGGCGGCCCGCGTCTGCTCCTCCAGGGTCCCGTTCGACGACCCGACCTGGTCGATCGCGTCCGCGAGCCGCAGCGTCGCATCGTTCAGGTACCCGAGCGCGACGGGCTGCTCGGCGAACTTGTTGAGCCGGGTGCGCGCATCGTCGAGCGCACCGCCCAGGTTCGTCCGCCACGTGTCCGCGGCGACCGATGTCGTCTCGTCGAAGGCCCGCATGTCCTCGACGAGCGCGTCGAGGCCCTCACCGGCCTCCTTGTCGAAGAACCCGACGAACCCGGCGAGCCCCTTCGTGAGATCGGCGAGCGGGCCGGAGACGAACTCACCGAGGGCCTCGGTCCCGCCGGCGATGCCTTCGACGACCGATTCGCCGAAGTCGAGCGCACCGTTGGCGAGGTCGAGAAGGAACTGCATCAGTGGGCCGCGGTTCTGTGACACCCAGTCCGCGAAGTCACCGAGGGGTTCGGAGAACGCGGCCGCGAGCGCACCCTGGATGCCCTGCACGGCGACCTCGATGTTCCGCTGCGCCTGCTCGATCTTCGTCGCGTCGTTGTCCGCGAGCGTGTCGAACATGCGCTGCGCGGCACCCGTCACCCCGTCGAGCTCCGCGACCGCAGAAGACAGGTCCATGGCGAACAGCGCCTGCCCGAGGTCTTCCGCTTGGGTGCCAAACAGGGCGACTGCGGCCGCGTTGCGCAGCACGGGGTCCTCGGTCTCGCGGAGCCGGTCGAGGACGAGGTCGAGGCCGTCGCGGGCGTCCTGGCCGCCGCGAGCGATCTTCGCCGTCATCTCCTCCGCGTCGAGCCCAAGCAGTCGGAACCCCTCAGCGCTCGACTCGGACGCGTCGGTCGCGCGGATCTGGAACTCCTTCAGCGCGTCGGCGGCGAGGTCGCTGTTCCGCGCGCCCGCGCGGAGCCCCTGCACGACCAGCCCGAGCGCTTCCTCACCGGACAGCCCAAGCCGCTGGAACAGGGCAGGGTATTCGGTGAGAGTGTCGATGAGGTCCTCGTTGCGGTTCGCGCCCTCGCGGGCGCCTGCCGCGATGAGGTCGAACGCCTCGTCGGCCGACTTCACAAGCCCGGTGCGCAGGAGCGTGGTGACGGCAGTCGCGACAGGCCGGACGTCCTCACCGAGCACATCGGCGATCCCGGCGAGACCCTGGATGACCTTCTGCGCGTCGCGGGTGGTTGCGTTCTCGTCGATGATGTCGAACTGCAGCGCGAGCCGCGCGGTGTCCATGTTCGCTTCGATGGACTCGCCGAACACGTTCGCGTATGCCTCACCAGCGGCGCGGCCGATCCGCAGCGCGTCGGCCTCGTCGAGGCCGGTGAGAGCGGCGAGACGGTCGAACCCGCGCTCCACCTCGAGACCGTCGCGGATCGCGCCGCTGATCGCCTTCCCGATCCCGACCGCGGCGAGCACGACACCGCCCGCGATCGGGATCGCGGTGAGCGCGCTGATCAGAGTGTCCTCGATGTCACCGCCGACGACGTCCGCGACCTTCTGCCCCGCCCCGCGGGTCGCCTTGTCGAGCCCACTGGTCAGCGACCTGCCGCCCTCGGTGCCAGCGTCCTCCGTCTGCTTCTTGAACAGCGACAGGAACCGCTTCAGCCCCTTCTCGGCGGGCTCCGGGTCGACATCGACCTCCATCTCGGCGCGCGCCGCACGCAGCCCGTCCAGGTTCCGCATCACACGCTGCAGCTGCGCTTCAGCCCTGGTGATGTCGGCTTCGACGTCAAGCTCGGTACGCACCGACTTCAGGTAGTCGAGCCGCTCGTACACGCGCATGAACTGCTTCTCGGCACGGTCGATGTTCGCGTCGACGGTCGCGAGCGTCTTCGCCGACACGATCCGCTTCGCCTGCGCCTCGACCCGGTCCATCGACGCGACCGCACCCTTCGCGTCCGCGTCGACCTTGATCGGCTTCGACTCGATCCGCTTCCCGGTCTCCTTGACCTGCTTCTCCGCCTTCGCGATCTGGTCGACGTTCGCGGTGAACAGGGTTTCGAGCTCGGCTACGCGGAGCGGCACGGGTCACCTCCGGGTGAGGACGGCGCGGAGCCGGGTGGGTGAGTCGAGCAGTGAGAAGATCGCGGCACGCACACCGGGCCACGGGCGGGCGAGCACGGCCGGGTCATACAGGTCGATGCCGCGTTCGATGAGCTCGGCGACCACGAGCCGCCAGTTCGTGACGAGCGCGAGGATGGACCCGTCGATCTCGGCCGGCTTCTTCCCCTCCGGGGTATCCGGCGCGGCGGGCGCGGTGGGCTTCAGGTGCTCCGGGACCGGCCGATAGTCCGGGTACCAGCCGTCCGCGTCGGGCTCCCCGATGCCGTACGGCGCCCAGTCTTCGGCCGTCACGAGCCTTTTGGGCCCGCCGACTCACCCGCTTCCTCCGGGATCTCCCGAGGGGTCCACAGGATCGTCGCGAGCGCGTCGGCGTACTCCTTGCCGCGCGCCCAATAGAACACGCTGTACACCGACATCCGGTCGATCGTCGGCGACGGCACCCCGTCGGCGACCATCTGCTGGTACACGTCATCCCCGAGGCCGGGGTGAGAGTCCCCGATCGTGTCGAGCACCCGCTGCACCTCGTCGGGGACCGGCCCCTTCACGAGCCCGAACCGCACCTCGCCGCGGACCGCGGCCGCGAGGATCTGCTTCGCCGCCTCGACGGTCGGGGGCCGCACCGTGTAGGTGCGACCCCCGAACGTCAGAGTGAGGTCGGACGCCGCCCACTCCTCGAAGGCGACAGCGGTCATGCGATGCCAACCCCCCTGTGACGCCGCTTCCACACCTGATAGTCGCGGGCGCTCTTCATCTTGAGGCATGTCCGGCAACGCCTCCGGATCTTCACCCCTCCGTCACCCGCGGCAGATCTCAACGTGTACGTGTTCTCCGCGGTGAGGGCGTGTCCCCGTGTGCAGTGCGTGAGCGTCAAACTGCGGTGAGTTCCCTGCAGCAGCGAATCTCGCATGTTCGCGTGATGCGTGTCGTAGCGGAGATTCACGGCTCGATTGTCGAAGCGCCCACCTGGGCCATGGCATATGTCCATGCCAGCCGGGCGAGCACCGAGGAACGCGGCCGCGACCAGATGATGGATGTACACCGAGTGAGATGCGCCGTCTCGCCTGAGCGTGACACCGTGGTAGCGGCCCCTTTTGCTGGGGCGGAGGGTCCGCCCGGTAAGCAGCGAGCGGACCCTCCCCTGATCGGATACCTCATAGGCCGATTCGAACCCTTCTACCGGCACCCACACCTCGTGCATGGACGGCCCGATCAGCTTCCCCGCGTGTACGCGAACGGATCGGACGACCCGCCGGGAGTGGTCACCACGATCGGCACCGACCCGGCGTCACCGACCGGCATGATCGCGATGATCGTCGCACCGTCGATGACGGTGAACTCGGCCGGGGTGCTGTCGACCGTGACGGCCGTCGCGCCGAGGAACCCGGTGCCGTGGATCGTGAACAGGTCGCCGTCGCCCGCGGCGGTCTCGACCACACCGGAGATGACCGGCTCGGTGACACCCCACCCGGCGAACGGGTTCGCGATCTCCGTGTACGGTCCCTTCCCGGTGAGGGTCACCGACAGCACCTCGATCTCCCCGTTCGGGCCGGTGTTCTGCCGCGTGTACGCGACGGTCGCGATGCCCTGCCCGGCGTCGGTCGGGTTCGGTTCACCGGACTCCGGCTTGTGGTACCAGCGGACCTCGATGACAGCGTCACCGCCCTTCGCGGAGGGTCGGGTGCGGGCGAGCAGCGCCTCGATCTCCGGCAGGTACAGGCCCGTGCTGACGGAACGGTTCACCTGCACGTTGAACGCGAGCGTCCACGACCAGCCGGTGACGTCCTGGTTCTGCGCGCCCAGGTCGTCGTACGTCTGCGCGTCCTGCGTGGTCGGGGTGGGGGTGGGCTGGAACCCGCTGATGCGGCGCACCGGCTGCCAGTTCGGCGACTCGCTGGTGCCGAGGTTCACGTCCAGCCCGTACTCGAAGCTCTTGCCGAGCGTGTAGCCGGCGGGGAGCGTGACGGTCATGATGATGCCTCCGTGTTGTCGAGGGTGATGAGATAGTTGTCGGTGCGCTCCTCGCGACCGTTCTCGTCGGCGCCGAGGGGTGCCGATGACATGCGGCTGACGCCGCTGATCCCTCCCTCGCGGGAGAGTCTGGTGAGGGTGAGGAACGCGGGGTGCGCGAGCTTGTCGGCGCCGTTCTTCTTCCCCTTCTCGCCCCGGAACCGCAGCTGCACGCTGCGGGTGTGCAGGGCTTGCACGTTGTCGTCGGTGGACGCGTACACGCGCACACCGATCGCGGCCTTGTAGGTGCCTTCCGGGATGGACCCGTAGAAGATCGCTGTCGCACCGGCGGGGTACTGGCTGGTGCTCCACGTCCAGCCGGGGATCGTCGCGAGCGCTTCGATGACCCGCAGGGTCAGGGTCGCGTCATCCACCGAGCACCTGCCTGGCGGCGGCCGCGACGATCGCTTCGACGTCGACCTGCTGGGCGGCTGCCTCGAGGAACTTCGGCTGCTCGCCGTTGGGGTGCTCGTAGTCGAGGTTCTCGTGCTGGATCCTCGACACCAGCGACGTGAATCCGACCTGCACGGTCAGGTCGTCGACGGCCACGAACCCGGACTTGTCGGACTCGCCGGTGAGCGTCGGGGACAGGTCGCGGGCTCGTTTCAGGGTCTGCTTCCCGGCCTCCTTGAGCCCGTCCTGCGCCGCCTTCTCCACGAGCGTCAGGATCGGTGCGTGCATCTTCACGATGGGCCCCTCTCAGGTGAGCGCGAGCGTCTGATGTCCGGGCACGGAAGGGTGGTCGGACCCGCCGACCGAGATGACCTCCGCGTCCCGCTCCCGGGCGGTGTCGGGCCAGATCGTCACGATCGACCCGACCGGGACGTGCCACGCGAAGTCGCAGTGCACCTGCGCGGTCGACACGACCTCCTCACCGTCCGCGTTGCGGACCATGCGGTTCCCGTCCTCGACGAGCGCGGGGATCTCGCACGGGTCCCCGTAGGTCTTCCCCATTCCGCCGGCACCCTCGAGGGGCGTCGCGATGACGCGGTGCGGGAGGAACTGGGCGGGGAGTCGCATCAGATCACCGTCTCGGCGGTGTAGGCGTAGAACGTCGCGGACGGCCCGGAGCCCTGTCCGGGTGCGCGCAGCGACGCGGAGAACGGGCCGGACGACCACGACGCGAGGGTCGGGTCGGTGCGGAACTCGACGCACGCGCGCGCGATCTCCGCGAGCAGGTCCGCGGGCACCTTCTCGTACCCGTGCACGAGGTCGATCTCGTACGTGCCGGGGTACCAGGTCCCTTCGAGCATCGCGCCCCGCTTGCTGGTGAGCTCCCACCCTGTGACCTCACCGCCGCCCGCGTACCGGACCGCGTTGACGGCGGTCACGTACCGGGACGGGAGGATCAGGTGCCGGGTGACGACCGGGACGCGGACCTCGACGGTCTCCGTCTTCGACGGGGCCACGTGCCAGCCGAGCAGGCGTTCGAACTTCGCGGCGACCGCGTCGACGTGCGCTGCGGCGAACGGCGCGCCGGGGAGGTTATACAGGTCGCTGAGCTGGATCTGCATCGGCTTCCTCCTTCAGCGCGGCGAAGTCGTCAGGGTGCAGGTAGTCGTCCTCACCGAGCCAGCGGGGCTTGCGGTGGGTGGTGCGGATCCCGGTGTGCACCCAGATCGGGCACCCGGCGCGACGCGCCTTCACGCAGAACGACAGGTCCTCACCGAGCAACCCGACCTTGTCTGGGGCGGGCAGCTGGTCGTACCAGGTGTCGCCGAACCGGTCCCGGATCTTCTCGAACACGGACCGGTGTATGAGCAGGAACGCGGACCCGGTCGCGTTCACCTCGCACATCGTGTTCCGCGGGTAGTCCCGCCACGACACGAACCCGCGGACCCCGTCGCCGAGCTCGGCCCACTTGTACAGGGTGGGGATCGGTTCGGTGATGAACCCGCCGAAACCGTCGTGCTCGCGTTCCATCTGCGCGAAGCACAGCCCACCGACGATCGGCCGCTCGGTGGGGTCGGCGAGGGTGAGGAGCGCGTGCAGGCTGTCGGCCGCGAACCCCATGTCCGTGTCGACCCACCACAGCCACTGCTCGTCACCCTTCAGGAACGCGGCGACGACGTTGTTGCGGGCCTTCACGAGCCCGCCGGACGCGCACCGGGCGGGGATGGTGCGGCCGATGCGGAGCCCACCCTCGAGCACGTCATGCATCTGCGCGGCGATGAACGAGTGGAAGAACGATGCGTCGACCTGGTCGCCGTGCACCCACGCGACCGCGACGTCACCGATCGGGGCGTCACCCGGCAAGGGGTGCCCCCGGCAGCGGGTCGGTGTACCCCAGGCTGTTCCCGTCCTCGTCGAACTGCTCGGCCTTGAACGTGGCCTTCGTCTCGGGCGCGGCCTTGACCTTCGTCTGCCGCCGCTTCGCAGGGTGCTCCTGGATGATCTCGACGTGACCACTGGCCGCGAGCGCCTCGGCCTTCTCCTGCGGGAGCTCGACGATGTCGCCAGGCACGTACGAGCGGAAGTGCTCACGCGCGTCTACGAACGCGGCGAGGATGCGGACCTTCGGCATGATCCCCTCCCAGGGGTGTCGGTGTGGTGTTGTGGTCGGGTGCGCCGCCCCCAGGGGTCGCCTGGGGGCGGCGCGGCGGGGGCTCAGATGATGAGCGCCGAGAACGCCTTCGGGCGGATCACGCCGCCGCCGACGCGCTTGCGGAACAGCAGGCCGATCTTGCCCTCGTCCGCGTACCGCTCGACGAGACGCTGCACGGTGATGCCCGCACGGTCGGCGATCATGTAGCCCTGACGGACGTCACCGAACACGAGGCTCGTGTTGATCGCGCCCGTCGAAGCGGTGATCGCCGGGAGACCGTCGACCCGGTGGAACGGGTAGCCGGCCAGGGTGGCGGGCTCACCGGCACGCAGCGACTCACGCCACAGGTACGCGCCGTTCGAGTCCTTCAGCAGCGACGCGGCCTGCGCGACCGAACCGTTGCCGAGGTACACCGCGTTCCGCGTCGCCCACTGGGGCACCGCGTACTGCAGCTTGATGATGTCGTCGCCGACGAGGGTGTCGGCGGAGCCGGCGGTCACCTTCTGGGTGATCGTCGACCCGGTCGCGATGCCGGTCGGCTGGCCCGTGCCGGAGCCGAACGCGAACGCGTCGTCCTCCTGCTCGGCGAACTTCTGCGCGAGCGCCTCACGGATGATCGCCTCGACCGTGTCCGCGTCCTCGAGCTCGTCGACACCGAGCTTGACGAGCGCGGTGAGGTCGTGCACCTCGATCGTCTGCTTGCCAGCGTTCGGGTCGTCGGCGAGACCGTCGGTCGTGGTCGAACCGGCCAGCTCGAGCTTGCCCCAGCCGCCGGCCGCGATCGTGACGGAACCGACGTCGACCTTGTTCACCGACGTCGGGCGGACGAACGCGAGGTTGCGGATGACCGCGAGTCGCGCGTAGTCCTTGACGATGGTGCCGGCGAAGTCGGTCGGGACGAGGTTCTGACCGCCCGACGTGGAGTCCTCCACGAGCGCGGCCTTCTCCTCACGCGACAGCGCGTCGAGGCCGTGGCGGATGAAGGTGTGGAACGCCTTGCGCTCCATCTCCTTCCGCTCCGACTCGAGCATGATGTCGCCGTGCCCGAACGAGTCGGCGACGCTCTGCCCGCCGACCATGTCGTGCTTGTACTGCGGCTCCGCGATCCAGGCCTCGTGTGCCTTGAGCTCGGCCTCAGCCTCGACGCGCTGACGGTACTCGGCCGCCTTCGCGAGGTGCTGCTTCATCTGGTTCGCGGCTTCGGCCGGCATGGCCTTGCCTTCGAACTCGTCGTTGATCGCGCGGGCCTGTGCGGTGTGCTGGGCGGCGCGCTCCAGAAGCGGGTGTGCCATTTCGGTCACTCCTTGTCTGTTTCGGTGGAGCCGAGACCGAGTGCGGCCTCGTTGAGCTCCAGAAGGGTGCGGAGTCCTGCCACGGTGGCGGGGTCCGCTGTTGCGTCGGGATCGGTGCCGTTGAGGATCGCCTCGCTGGCCCAGTGGTCCCAATGCGCGCCTTCGTCAGTCGCGCCACCGGCGGGCTCGTCGCCCGCCTGCTCGTGCACACCCTCGTCGGATGCGCCTTCACCGGCCTCGTCGGTCGGCTGCTCCCCGGTCTTCGGGGGGTCTGTGATCGTCGCCGTCTTCGTGTCGGGGACGTAGGAGGTGACGGGGCGGACCTTGACGCGGTCGCCCGTGAGCGAGTACCCGTCTTCGGTCGTCTCGTACGCCTGCTCGTAGGTGCTCACGTCGTCGGCGGACATGACCGTGAACCACACCTTCGACTCGTCCCAGTCGCGGATCCACACGTCGACGCCGTCGGCGCCGTACGCGTCGCGGACGAGCGAGTCCAGCTGGTCGCGGGTCTCGTTCGCGGTCGCCTTCTCAGCGAGCTCGGCGGCGAGCGTCGCGCGCGTGCGTCCGTCGAGCGTGTCCGCGAGCGACTTCACCCGCGACACCACCGCCTCCGGGTTCATCGGGAAGACGACGACCGACCCCTCCCACAGCTTCACCTCATCGAGCAGCCGCACGGTCTTCCCGTCGCGCTCCTCGTACCGGTACTTCGTCGCCTCGTACCCCATCGACATCGTCTTCAGGTGACCCTCGAGGAGCTTGATCCGCACGTCCTGCGCGGACGGTGCCGACGAGAACCGGGCCTTGATCTTGAGGCCGTTCGAGTCCTCAGATGCGTCGATGATCGTGCCGAGCAGGGACGCGGACGACGCGACGTGGTCGGCGAGCAGCGGGATGCCTTCGGCCTTGATCTTCGCGATCGTCTTCTTGAACGCGCCCTTTTGGACGACGTCGTATCCGAGGTCGACGTTCCCGAACGTCGACAGGTACCCCTCGAGCGTCCCGGAGTCGTCGGCCGCGGCCTTCCACTCGACGGGCAGAATCAGACGTTCCATCAGGCCGCCCTCCTTGAAGCCAGTTCGCGGCGACGGCGCAGTCGGCATTCGCGGCACCTGCGCTCCCCGCCGTAGATCGTGATCGGATGCCCGTCTGGGCATACGCCTGAGCGGAGCCGGGCGCCCGCCGAGAGTCGTCCGGGCATCACGCCCCTCCTTCGGTGTCAGTGGTCGTGGGGTTGTCGCCGACGCGCTGCATGGTGCCGTCGACGTCACGGGTGACGATCACACCGGACGGCATCAGGAACACGTCACCGCCGGGGACCTCGTCCAGCCCGATCTCGCGGCGGTAGTCGTTCAGGGTGAGCCCCCCAGCCTGCAGGCCCTGTGTCGCGCGGGTCCACCGCTTCTCCTCCGACTCCTGCAGCGCGAGCACTTCGGAGTAGTCGTGCCGGAGGATCACGTCAGCGCGCCCCTGCGCCCGGAACCGGGGCAGCAGGTGACGGGTGAACGCCTCACGGATCAGCTTGTTCTCCGAGGTCACGAACTCCTCGTAGAACGACCGGCGCGCTTCGGCGTAGTTCGCGAACGTCGACCGGTTCAGGCCGACCGCGGCGCCCACGACGATCGGGGGAACCTGGAACGCCGAGCAGATCCTTGACTCGCTGATCGTCCGCAGGTCGGGGAACTCGAGGTCCCGCAGGTTGAACCCGACGGTCTTCACGTCCATCCCGGTCTGCAGGAACGCGGGCTCTCCCATGTTCTGCGCCCCGTACGACTGCTTCCACTTCGCCTTCAGCCGGGTCGTGGTCGCGTCGTCGAGCGCGTCCTCGAGTTGCCCCATCGTGACGACGACGGACGGCATCGCGTGGTTCTTCAGCAGCGACCCGACGAAACTGTTCGCCCGGTTGTCGACCTCCGTCGCCCGCAACGCGGGACGCATCGGCGGCTGCCCTACGAACGGGTCCCACGGGTTCGGGAGCCGGAACGGGATCACATCGACCGGCACACGCCGGGACCCGTCCACGGTGTAGAAGTACCGCACGTCGGTCCGGTCCCGCTTCATGCGGACCAGGTCTGGACGCAGCGGCCACAATTCGACGGGACGTCCGGCGCGATCGCTGACGATCTCGATGAACGCGTTCCCCGCGAGCGACAGGTGAAGCTCGATCATCGAGAACAGCTCGGTCTCGCTCATCAGCGGGTTCGGGTTCGTGAGCAGCTGACGGATCGGGTGGTTCTCGAGCGGCTGCCCACGACGCGAAGCGGACGACGCGTACGCCCGGATCGGGGCCTCCGCGACCGCGTTCACCCGCTCGGTGACGCACGCGTAAACGAGCTCGTTCTTCTCGTACCCGTTGCGGATGTGGGACTGGAACGACGACGCCGGCCACTCCGGGTCGTCCGATCCGCCGAAGATGCGGGCGAGCGCGTCGAGGTCGATCGCTTTCCGCTCCGACGGGTTCCGGGGACTCAGCCACCCCATCAGGCCGCCTCATTCCATCCGAGCAGCACGCCGAGCAGGAGCGTGACCGCACCCGCCACAGCGAGCCCGATGCCGACACCGAACGCGACCCCAACGCCGACGCCGAGAAAGACCACACCGACCACGGCGAGAAGGATCGACACCGCCGCCCGCGACACGAGCTTCCGCATTCTGGCCCCTCTCAGAAGATCTCCGGTCGGATGCGGGGCTTCCCGGCTCGTTGCCAGCCCCACCACCCGCACAGCAGAGCGAAGAACGGCCCCGCGGCCGGTCCCGAAATCTCACGCTTGAACACCCGGACACCGTCTCGTTTCGTGACGTCCGCGCCGCGCACCGCGGCGAACAGGATCCGCGAGTCGCCGTGCCCGAGCTCGTGGTGCCGTATCGCGTCCTGCACCCGCCCGCCCGCCTCGACCCACTGCGGCCCGCCCAGCTGGTCGACGGTGAGTTTCCGCAGCCGCTGCTTCCCGCCCTCGAGCGCCTCGATCGCGCGCTCGATCGGTCCGATCAGCGACGCCGCCTCCCCGAACTTGTCGACCGCGAACGCGGCGATGTCCGGGTTCGCCATGACCACTTCCGCGACCCGCGACGGGATCCCGGCGACCCCGTCGAACTCGAACACGTCACCGCCCTGCACGGTCGGGACCATCTCAACCTGCGGGTTCCCCTCCGAGTTCGACCCGACCGCGACAAGCCACGCACGCTTCCGGTCGAGGCTCACCTCGAGCGCGAGCGTCACCGGCGCCTGCATCGGCTCGAGCGGCGGGCACGCCTTCCAGTCGCCGACGTCGATGACCCGCGACTTCTCGTCCCGCTGGTTCGGCCACACCGACAACCGCTCCCGCAGGAACCCCTCGATGTCACCCTCCGCCTCAGCGGCGGCGTACTCGTCCTCGATCGTCTCAACGTCGATGCGGGTACCGAGCGCCGGGTTCGACCACTCCCGGACCGTCCAGTCCTTCGGGTCGATCTTCGCGTCAGGGTCATCGCTGCCTTCGGGTGTCCACTCGGCCCACGCGACACCGCCCTTGCCCGCGCGGCCGCGGTCACGGATACCCGTCCACGCCTCCGCGTTGTTCTCCGGCCCCGGCACCGTGCCGCAGTAGATCAGCAACCGCTCGGCACCCTGCGCCGCCGTCGCGTACCGCAACGCGCGCACCGCGAGCAGGCTCAACTCCTGCGCCTCATCGAGAATGATGCGCCGCGGCGAGAACCCTCGACCGGACGACTTCGACCGCGCCAGGAACACGAGCCGCGCCCCGCCGAACTCCGGCTTGAGCTCGATGATGTGCATCCCCGTCAGACCGCCGTTCCACACGGCCACCATCGACGCGAGCTCCGCGTTCGCGCGAATCAAGTGCACGACGCGGGCGTACGCCTCATCCGAGGTCTTCAGCTCGTGCGCCGTCCACATCGTCGTGCCGCCACCGATGAACAGGCACCACAGCGCGACCGCCTCGAGGATCCCGCCCTTGCCGTTCTGCCTCGCGACCAGGAACCCGACGACCGTCGCCGCCCACCGGCCCGCCTTCGTGGCGAGCACCATCCGCACCGCGATCTGCTGCCAGATGTCGAGGATCTGCCCGCACGCCTCGATCAGCGAGATCGCTTCCTCGGCCGCATCCTCCGAATCGAACTCCGGCCTATGCAGAACCCTGGGCTGCTGCCTGCCGACGTGCTCGCGCTTGTGCGATCTGGTCACCTAGGCTCGCCGTCCTTCCGGGCTTCGCGGCACCATCGACCTTCTCGACACCGAGAGCCGTCAATATCCCCCGCAACGCGGTCGCCTGCTGCCTCGCCTCGGCGAGCACATTGTCGAACCGAACCTCGACAGAAACCCGCCGCTCCTCCTCCGCGCTGAACAGATCCTTCAGTCGGAATCGCATCAGCTTCAGCACACCCTTCCCGGCGATGATCCGATCGAGCTCGTCCAGCCGGTCCGTGATCCGCGCTGCCTCATGCAATAGAGCGACCTGCCGAGGGTCCGTCACACCCTCCGCGAGAGCCCGCAGCGCGGCCCCGTTCGACCCTTTCCGGCCCACGCGCACCTCCGAAAAAAAGAAGACCCCGCCGCGGTCAGCCCCTCCCAAGGTCTGACAGGCGGGCGACCCCTCCCCCCCCTATGCGACGACGTGGAGCGTGCGTAGCGCGGGGCGTGTCGTGTTCACCAGTGGCGCGTCTGCGGTTCTGGCCCGGTGGGTTCGCCGGCACGCTTCGCGTTCGTCTTCCGAGCAGCGGCGACGAGGTTGCACTGTACGCATTCGGGGCCGCGGTACTTCGACCTGTCGTCGTCGTCATGCCCCAAATGCCAGTCGGTGCCGGTGATGCGGTTGTCGCAGTCGGGGCGCCAGCAGGTGATGTGTTCGCCGGCGTTGATGCGGGCTTGGTAGTGGGCGCGGAGTTGCTGGTGGTGGTGGCCGTATCCGCGTTGGCTGGTGGTGCGGCGCGGGGGCATCAGTCGTCTCCGCGGATGATGGTGGGGTTGTCGTCGTCGCCGGGGTCTTCGTTCGGGTCGCAGTGGGCGAGGGACTCGAGGAACGTGCGGACGTGCTCGCCGCAGCCGGGGCATTCCCACCCGTGGCGGCTCACCGGTCCTTCACCCCCACGACCAGACCGACCATCCCCGCGGCGAGGATGACCATGAGGACGATGCTCAGGATCTCCATGCTGGCCCTCCGTACACCGCCCACAGGACGGATGCGGTGATGATCACGAACACGATCACGCAGCGGGTCACGTCACGGTGGAGCTCGGCCCGGACCCACCGGGCGCGGTTCAGGGGCATTGGGACCCTCCCGTGCGTGGGTGGGTCCCAGGGGTGAGTCTGGGTTGCACCCCTGGGACCCGTTGACCCCCCGGCCGAAAGGGCGGGGTCATCACCGGCTCCACCCGCAGGGTCAGTGCAGGCGCCGGGAGTAGACCGGAGCCCCCGTGATGAATCTCGTGACGAGCTGCTTCCAGACAGGGCCGATTGGAGACCGGGGCTCCGGGAGAATGACGAAAGCCCCACGCGACGGAGGGGCTTTCGGGCGCGGTTGTACCGCGTGCCTCCAATCTACCAGACGGGTCAGACGTTCACGCCCATTTCGTGGAGCGTGTCGGTGTCGAGTGTCGCGCCGATCATCTCCCCGAGGATCACGAGCTGCCCTTCCCCGACCCACATGGTGCCGCAGGCGCGGCATTGCGCGGTCGGTGTCACACCCTGCTGGTAGTACGCGACCAGCGCCGCCTGGATCTCACCCGTCGCTGTGACCGCTTTCGCCTGCTCGCAGTACGGGCACGGTTCGGTGAGTTCCTTCTCGCGCGGCTTGTGCAGCAGCCCCCAGATCATCGCCCGCCACGCCTTGCCCCGGCGGATCGCGTGGAGGTAGTCGGGTTCGGTGATCTGGTGGGACGCCCAGAGTGCGTCGAGGGTGCCTGCGAGGGTGCGGATCGCGTACCCGAGGAGCGGGTTCGGGCGGTCCTTCGTGTGCCTGCGGGTGAGGGTGCGGACGTCTCCGGTGATCCGCTCCCACGTGGTGAGGGCTTCGAGGTTCATGATGCTGCGGTCCGCGTCACGTGTGGCGCCGGGTGTGGTGCCTCCGGTGTTGGAGCGGATCATGGTGCGGAGGGTGACCAGCAGCGGGTCGTGGTCGACCGCCTGGTACTTCCGGCCTGCTTCGACGACGTCGGTCCACGGGTTGATGAGGTCGTGGACCGCGTCGGTCATCGTCACATCGTTCACTGCTGTGCGCCTTCCTGATGGGCTGAAACTACATTCGTGTAGTTCGGGTGCGGGGTGGGGTGGTTTCGCGGCTCAGACGGGCGCACACGGCCCCACGTCATGGCTTCTCCCGCTTCGCCGCGAGCGACAGTCCGAAGAGGATCGTCTGCCGCACTTCCTCGGCCCGGTGCGGGTTCTGCAATGCGAGCAGCGCGATCAGTCCTGGCACGGCATGGATGTCCTGCTTCGCGAGCGCGCGGTGAATGCCCTGCTCGATCTGCGCGTCGGTGAACTCAGGCATTGGACTCCCCATCACTCGGTTCGGTCGCCGCCGCGCGATGCTCGGGGCGCGGGCATTCGAGCGCGCACCCACAGTCGCAACCGTCGTAGCAGCACTCACAAGCGCGCAGGAAGCGAATCAGCCGCTCCAGCGGATGAATCCCCATCACTGCTCCTGTTCGGTCGGTCGGGTCGCTCTTCTGGCGCGAGCGGCGCGACGCTCACGCCGTGACTCCCAGCGGCGGTAACGGCGTATCCATCGCTCACCCGCACGGCGAGCCCACTGGGCCGTGGGTCGTCTGAGGCGCGCCCACGGTTTCGGGTAGTAGCGTTCGACGGTTCCGTTGACCACGCTGGCGACGTACCACCGCTCGGCGGCATCGACAATCACGGCCAGCTCGGTCGTCATCGCTCCTTCTCCTGTTCGGTCGGTTCGTGAGCCGGTGTCGTCTCGCCGTAGATCTTTGACAAGCGACGAAGGCGACGCATCCCCGCGCGCCGCTGAGCGAACGACCTGCCGACCCCAGGGACCTGCGGGTCGCCGTTCGGCGTACGCTCCGTGATCGGCAGCGGGTCATACCGGACCTCGGGGCGGAGTATTGACCAGACGTAGTTCCGGTACCGGTGCGGGCCGACGTGATACACGTCGAGCTGGCAGCGCCAGTGGTTGTACCCGCCCCGGTCGGTGTCGGGCGGCTCGTTGCAGATGCCGATCCTGCGCATCCTCGCGTCGTGGCGCATGATCCGCCACTCGTCGCGCGTCGGCCACCAGCCGAACCAGCGGAATCTGATCGTCTGCGGCTTCATCGGTCGCTCTCCTGTTCGGTGGTAGACGGAACGGCGGAACGGACACGCTCCGCAGCCTCAAGAGCGGCCAGCCAAGATTCAAACGTCAGGCGCTTTCGCTGTTGCTCGGGGATCGTGTAGTAACCCTTCAAAGCCGCCGATTTGGTGATCGGCCCCTGTCGGCGGAGCAGTTCGGCATCATGCTTGGCGAGCCAGGTATCGAAGATCGCGCCCGCTATCCGCCGCTGTTCCCGTGCACCATCGATCGGGTCGTGGTATTCGGATTCTCCGCCGTCGTAGATGAATGCCTCCCGAATCCGCTCATCTGTCCACGCTTCGCGCTCGTCGTCGCGAATGCGTCGTGCCAGGTACAATGACAAACGCTCTACAGGAGCGTGTCCGTTCGGGAGGTCCGGCTCCTCGCGCTCGTCGTCGGAGGGCGGGACGGACAGCCGCTCGTATTCAGCGATCAAGGCGTCGATCACATCAGCGAGGCGCGTCACGCGGGTCGCGTCGCCCTCGGAAAGTGCGAAGTGCTCGACGTGGTTCCTGGCTTCATCCCGCGCCTCGCGGGCTTCTTCGATAACGGTCATGCTTGCTCCTTCCCGTGCCGGCATTCGCACAGCACCCACTCGTCCCGCGCGTCGAGGGTTCCCTCGCTGCAGTTCTCCGGCCTACCCAGACACTTCCCGTCCCGGCACTCCGGGCACACGAGCTCGTGCGTCACGGCGTCCTCCTCCGGTAGCGGCGGTTCGCCGGCAACCCCAGCCCGCGACGGATCTCCGCGATCCGCCCCGGCGTGTACCCCAACTGCGCCGCCATGTCCGCGTCGCAGAAGCCCCGCTCGGTCATGTCCTTCACCCGCCGCGTCACATCGAGACGGCGCCGCATCCGGTCGAGCTCCCGCCGGAGCACGTCACCCGGAGTCGTGCCGAGACGTTCCGCCTTCTCCTGGATCCGCCACACGTCCCGCGGGTCCAGATCGACCATCACCCTCACGACGCCACCTCGATCCCGTCGAGCGGGAGAACCCCCGCCGCCACGCGCTGCGCTTCACGAGTCGCGCGCGCGGTCTCGGCGTGGTGCTTGCGGTCGTACCAGAGGTGACAGCCCTGGCACATCGCCTTGAGGTTCTCGTCCCGGCAGTCCTCCGGGGTGTGGTTCAGATGCGCCGTCGTCAGCACGACCAGCGACCCGGTGTAGACGCTCGCTCGCCCGTGCCGGTTAGCGCACCGCGCCGCCACATGCCCGGGCATCCCGCATTCGCCCTCGCACTCGCAGCGACCAGCGGCCCGCTCGAAACGGATACGGTCGCTGATCTGCTTCCAGTCCGTGGGGTAGCGGTCCCGGTTCTCAGGACGAATCGGCATCACGCAGCTCCTTCGTGGATGTGCTTCTGCACCTCGAACGGCGACTTCGCGATCGCCGCGATCACATACCGCTGCGGCGCCGCCGGGGCGTCCTTCGCCTTCCCCAGCAGCCACACCGACACCTGGAACGCCTGGTCGGCTGTGACCGTGAGACCGGTAGCGCGGTAGATCGCGTCGACGACCGTGCGGAGGTTCGTGATGCCCTGCTGCGCGGCGAGCCGCTTCGTCATGGGTGAGACTTCGATCGCGTCGGTCGAAACGCTCGCGCGGTTACTACCGGACTGACTCTTAGAAGTCTTGGAAGAGTCATTGGCTTGGACTGGACTGGACTGGGAAGGCGAACCACTCCCGAACACATCACGCACGTTCGCCCGAAGGTTCGCCTTCTTGTTCGCCCGAACAGCGCGCATCCGTTCCTTCGCGGCGGCGCGTTCCTCCTCGACCTGCTCCTTCGTCCGCTGGTACTTCGCCCAGTCGTGGAACCACCAGCACCCGCCCTGCTCGTCCCACACCCACAGGCCGGCGAGCACCAGCTCCGTCGCGGTGTCGTGGTCTCCGCCGAGGATGCGGAGCGCGGCGCGCTTCACCTGCCCATCGGTGAGGTGCTTCGCGCAGTACGAGCCCGCGCGCACCCACAGGGCGACGGCATCGGATGAGAGCTCGAGCACTTTCGGGTGCGCCCAGAACCCGTCGTCAACGTTGAACCACACCATCAGTGGACCTCTCTCATGAACTCGTCGACGCGGCGTCGTTCGGTAGCGGAGATCAGGTACCACCGCTCCCCGTCAAGCGCCTCGACCGGTGTCTCGATCGCCCGCCGCAACGTGGCGTCGTTCGTCGCCGCCTTCTCCACCCGCAACCCGCGATCGATCAGGTCGAACCGCACCAGCGCCGGTGCGTCCTCAGCGGCCCCATTGCACGGCCCGCACGCGGCGGTCAGGTTCGCGGGATGGTCGAGGATCGGGCTGCCGCCCATGCCCCGGTTCGCCCGGTGGTGCGCGAGGTTCGCTTCCCCGAGGCATCCGGGGAGGGCGAGGAGGCAGAACCCGCCGTCCCTGTCGATGATCTGCTCGACGAGCTTCCGGGGCAGGCTCACAGCGGCACCTCCACGATCGCTTCGGGGAATCCGGTCGAGTGGTGACCGCACCGCGCGCAGTGCGTGCGGCTCTTCCTGAACCGTCGCTTGCACTCGTCGAGACACGGGCGGCAGCACGTCGCGACGAACGCCGAGCAGAACCGGCACAGGACACGGACGGTCGCTGTCTTGTCGCACGCGATGCACAG